GGGAGCCGTCTTTGCGTCCGTCAGAACCTGAATCTGTCCAAGAGCCGCAGTGTGCTCTTCGGTCTTCGTCCGGAGCTGCGTACGGTAAGTAGCAGCCTCGTTGTTCGCGCGGGAAATAGCTTCTCGCGCCCACTGTGGAAGATCCGCAGTGTTCCCGGTGTTAGCAGGAACCACAGGTGCGTTCATGTCAGGAAGGTCGTCGGGCATTACTGTTGCCTCCGGGGCATTAAGCGCTCACCAGGAGCGCGAAGGTCAAGCGACTCGGGCCGGCTTAGCCGGTTGTGCTTCTCCCGTTTCGCCTGCGTTGATGGCTCGGCGTAACGCGTTCAACGCGTCCTTGCCTTTGAAGCCTTTAGTCGAATCACGCCAGAGTCGTTCGGCGTTCTCGAATTGTTCTTTACCGGGCCATGAAGCCCGGTCGAATACCGGCACTACCGAACAATCGCAGTTCGGGTGCCAGCGGGTCATTAGCTCGTTCAAGAGCGAATTGTCACCGGTATCTTCGGCTTGCTTGAAGATCTCGACTGCCTCTACTTCGTCAGAGACGTCGAGACCGGCGTTCGTGGATTCCTTGTAGACCGGACCACGAGAGATCAGCATCGTGCAGAACGCGCAGGATTCCCCGCCGCCTTCTACCCGAGCCCAGCCGATAACGTCCGGGTCGGTGTCAACCGCTCGGAGCGTCGTCTTACGGCCGCCGTTCTGTGCTTCCTTCACGGCGACCGATACAGTCTGGGCGAGCTCTGAGACTGTCGCTCCGGGGCGGGTGAAGTCCTTACGGACCGCCTCCATAGCCTCTTCGAACCAGTCGGGCTCGTACCACGCCAGGTCGATATCGACCTGGGGCGTTACCAACCGGGTAATCCCGGTCGGGTCAATGACCTGTACCGGAACCCCGTTGGGCAAGAAAGCTTCTACCAGACTGGGTACTTCGGTGGGCGCGACATGAAGTTGTCTCTGCGAGTCGTAGAAATCACGAGCCAGAGACGCAATATCGTCTCTGGCCGTCTTCACCGTCGGGTAAATCAGGGTTAGCAGGCTGAACCAGTCTCGCGGGGTCATAGCAACGATCTGCCACGGTGCGAGGACGGTCAGGAGTACAGCGACGAGAGCAGCGATAATCGCTTGCCGTTGTGCGGTGTATTCTTCCCACGTCATCTCCGGCGGCGGAGCCGGACGAGTCACTTCTTAGGAGCGTTCGAGTTGTCGCCAGGCGTAGCCTTAACAGGCGCCGGGCCTGCCGGCGCACCGACCAGAGCGTTCAGACGGCCGATAGGATCTTCGTCGTCGAACTTCTTCATTTCCTTGCGCTCTTCGTCGGAATACCCAAGGTCGATACGAGCTCGTTCCTTCGGGATCACTCCAAGACCGCCGGCGTAGAGCTTGGTAACGGCGTCCGCGACAGAAGCGTAAGTCGGGGTCGCCGGGTCTGCCCAGACGGTTTCCAACCGATTCATCTCTGCGGGGACATCGCCGTCCATAACCTTAGTAGCGATCCGCATTACCTGTTCCCAGGAGCCGCCGAACATCCGGGACTTCCGCTCGCACTTCTTTACCAACCGAGACTCAGCCGACTTGATTGCCTCGGCAGAAGCCGGGTTGTCGGACGAGAACGAAAGGTACTGCGGGGGAAGACCGGTGTACGAAGCGACGTGCTTAGCGAGCTGGTCAAGAACCTCGGTGAAGTTCCGAAGATCCGCTGCCGAGAACTGGAAAGCCTTTCCGGCTTCGTTCTCTAGCGTCAAGATCCGGGCTAGGTAAGCGTCCATCACTTCGGCACGAGAGCCGGAGCCGGTGATGTCTTCCGCTTCGACTCCGAAAAGGACTCGTTGCGGTACGGCCATTAGTTCGGCCGCTGCTTGGAGGTTCATCATCGTCCGGCCGGCCGCGTCGGTGAACGACCGGATCTCCGGAGTGATCTCTGACCGACCGTCCGGATCGGACAGTCGAGCTCGGTTGATCAGGGGGACGACCGGGACGACGCCCAGGTTGTGCACGACCGGATCGCCGTCGAGCTGCCAGGTCGTACCGAGCTGCTTTAGAAAAGTAGTCACGTTCGGCTGGTACAGCGTCGCCCGGCGGGTCTCGTCGGCCGCGTCTACCTCGTAGACGCGGAGAGCGTGTGTGACCTTCCGAGTCCGGGGGTCTACCTCGGCGTACATGTTCGTCGGGGCTTCCGCCCGGATGATCGGGATACCGGGAATGTCGTCTTCGCCGGGAGCCGCGATCGTCACGTACGCGTGCGAATAGATCAGAGCGTCCAGGTGAGCCATAGACGATTCCTCGTCCAGGCCGTTTACCTGCCACCACTCGGTGAGCCGTTCGATTTCCTTGGACGATCCGGCGAGCCGGAACGACTGGATATCAAGCCGCTCTTCGATCGAGTCGACGTACATCCTCGGCCAGCCGATGGCGGCTGTAAGACAACGCATCTCCGGCGGAGTGGAGATCCCGATCGACTTCAGTCGGTACGAAGCTTCGTAATACTCGGTGGACTGACGAAGCTGTAGTGCAGCGGACGACATTCTGTTAGACAGGGTGTCGACGATTACTGCTAGTTCTTCAGCCACGATGCACTGCCGCCTTTCGTGAGCGCATCTTCTTACTCATAAGCACGTCCTGTCTCGCGCCAAACGCGAGAACGGCGCACACGGCAGCATCGATCTTGCGGGAGCTGTCCTTGCTTGCCTTGCGAATGGAGATTGCGTCGTAAATAGTCGGGTGTCTATGCGCGTTCAGAACGTGCTGCCGTAAGACGGCAGCGCCGTTGTGCGTCAATTCTTGTTCGTAAACAGCGTCTAGGAACTTCTCGCAGTCGAGAGCGAACCGCTTCTGATTACCCCGCATGTCAAATGCGATAGGGTGAGTAGGCGAGGCGTTGACGACCATCTTCTTCTTGTATTTCCGAGACCACTGGTCGACGTAGGATTCGAACTCTTTCACGTCCGCACGCATAGCAACGACGTCGAACCGGGCGAACGCCCAGTCGACCATGCCGTCAACGTCTGCCTTCGGGATCTCGTCGTCGAAGTTAGCCGGGTTCCACACACGGAGCGGGAATAATCCACCGTCGGATACTCGGCAAGCGACAAGAGCGGTGTAGTCGGATGACTTGCTCCCGTCGAACCCGAGCGTGATGCGGTCTCCCGGTTCGAGAGTTACGTCTTGCTGGCAGGCGTCCCATTCGTGGGGCGCGATCCAGGAGTCTTCCGCCGCGTTAATCTGGTTCAAGAACTTCCGGCGCGACTCTGAGATCGGCCGGCGGATATCCAGGACCGAAGCGACGATCGTCGGGATGTCCAGCCACACGGAGTCGCCTCTGGCGACTCCGAGTCCTTCGTGAAGCCTCTTAACCCCTAGTTCGTATCCCTCGGGGTCTTCCTTCGGTGAAGGTATCTCAGAGATAGGAGTGCCGGCCGGCGCTTCGAGAGCGTCGTACAGCAATCCGGTGTCGATAGCATTACCGGCCTGAACGTGCTGCCAGGCTTCGTACTCGCGCTCCGCGTCCGAGTCCTGTCCAGGGACGTGAGCGTTACAGATCGACAGTGATCGACAGTTGCCGTAAGCGGCCTTGTCGACGTTACCGGCGATGACTTCGGCCATTGTATGGCCGTCGTTAGTCTCGATCCACCATTGCGTCTCGTTCTTGATAACGAAAGTCGGGCGCTTCCCCTCTAGAGCGAGGGGGGACGAGGTAACGCCTTCGATCATCCCGCCGTTGCGGGTATAGATGATCGTCTTGTTAAGGTCCAGCCCGGCATCGGCTTTCAATTTCGCCGATGCCATTGCCGGGAACAGCGTGAACGTAGTCCGCGTCTGGTCTTGCGACACAGCCGCGATCTGGACCCAGGCGGCGTGCCTTAATTTACCTACCGGCTGGCCGTCTTCCCAGTGCGAGAACTGAACAGGCCCGCAGAGCTCGGCCAAGGCCATAGCAGCGGCGAGCGGGTCTTTTCCCCAGCCCTTCATTCTGCGGAGCAGACCGGAACGGTAGACGAATCGACCGTCTTCTCCGATTGCGTACCACCAGGCGAGGAATCGAAACTGTTCTTGGGTGGGGACGAACGGCGTACCTGCATTCGGACCGCCAGGAAGAAGCAGGTTGCCGTACATCCAGTTGAACAGATTAGGAGAGGCGGATTGATCCCCAGACCCTCCATACAGGAGGGTCGTCTCCGGGAGGTACCATTCTCCGTCTGTAGTCCGTTGCCATGTCGGTCCAACAATATGCGGAGGCGAGGGTAAAAGATCCACTCGTTATCCTCCTAGTTGGTCCAACAATGTCCTCTGGGCTATTGTTACGTCGGCTGCGTAAGGCATTACTAGTGCTGCATTAAAAGACTCGATGCAACTGTCAGGGTCGTCGTCGAACGTGGTAACCCTGCCGTTGTAGTTAGTCGCGTGCTGAACTTCGTACTCGGCGGCGGTAGTGACCAGCCCGCCGAATCGTTCTCCCGAGACGAGAGTGCGGAGACCGAGTGCCTGCATTTCGAGCAGGCACCGACCGACTCCTACGCCGTACCGGTACTGGGCCAGGACATCCCAGGACTGGGCCTGGTCGAGTGTCTGTGACTTAAACCGGTTGTACTGGTTGTACGAAATAACGTCGAGCCGCCAGCCGGCGCGCTTGAACGCGCGGGAGATCTCTTGGAACTGTCCGGCCTTCGGGGACTGGACGTTCCCGAAGTACACAGCGTTCTTGCCGGTGTAGTGATCTGCCGTTACGTGGGCGCGGACCTTCTCGGTGTCGATCGTCATCGGGACGAACATCGACTCGATACCGAGAGCAGCCATGCGGGTATGAAACGACCGGTAAGCGGTAACGAAGACGACTCGGTCAAACCGAGCTCGCAGGTAGTCGTTCTTACCGGTGATCCATCCAGTAGCGTTCTGCCGGGGGTACTCGTGGAGATACTGAACTACCAGCCCCCCACGGACGTCTTGTCCGTGAAGGGACGGGCAGGTGGAAACAACCGCGTCTGGGAAGAACGATTCCCAGATCGGTAGCTGGTGTTCGACGATCTCTGCTGAATACGTGGCCGCGCCGTTGTTACGGCCGTGGCGGACGAACTTCTCTCGCCACCACTCGGTGTTGTGATCGAATACGTACACTAGGCTGGTCCTAGATCTTCTCCACATCGTGGACAGATCTTCCGACCGTTCACGATCACAATGTTGACCCGGCACTTCTGGTTATCGTGCATCGGATTCCTTTAAGTAATGCTGCCCGCCCGTCAAGGGTCTATATTTGGGCAGCTAAGCTCGCTCGGAAGGATTCGAACCTTCAACCGTCGGCTTAACAGGCCGATACTCTGCCGTTGAGTTACAAGCGAACGAGATCTAGGCAGCGCCTAGATCCGCAGAACACACCGAACACGTCTTGCGGCCGTCGACAACCCAGTAGTGATCGCAAGAGTGCATCGGTGATCCTTTAGTCGTGACAGTAAGGGAGGTGATCCATCATGTCGAACATCGTCTCGAACGGGTGGTGACACCTCGGGCACTGAATCGGGGTCGGCTTTCTGATACCCCGTGCCATTAGACGTGGATATTCTCGCCGACGAAAATCCAGTCGGCGTCTTCGATGATGTCCTTGTTAGTCGCTACCAGCATGTCGACCGAAGTAGCGTTAGTGACCGCTAGGTGCGACCC